GAAGCGGCGTTCCGCAGGATGTGCAGCATGTTCTCGATCAGCGGCCCGTCTTCGTCGGGGTCTATGCGCTCAAGGTTGTGCGGCTGGTACAGCGACCCGGCCCACCGGCCGGTGCTGGCCTTGTGGTAAACCAGCAGGCCGCGCGCCCGCTCGTCGAAGTTCACGCAGCGCAGACCCGCCCCGTACTTCGCCAGACTGGTCGCCTTTGCCCCGAGCCGGCGCAGCGTCACGACGCGCTCGGCCAGTTCGTCCTCGAACAGCCGGGCGTGGTCGATGATGTCCTCGACATCGCCCTTGCTCATGCTCTCGACCGGGATGCCGCGCCCGCGCAGCCACGTCTTGATGCTTTCAAGCTGCGTGGCCTTCGCCACAGCGCCGTCCGTCAGCGCGCACAACTCGACATCGACGCGGCGCTTCGCCTCGTCCAGGAATGCGTCGGCCTTGCGCATCAGTTCCGTATCGAGACGGAAGCCGCGCAGGTTCACAACAAGATCAAAATGGTAGACCTCGCGCTCTCCGTCGCTGAACGGCGGCAGTTCCTTGTCAAGGTCGATCGTCGTCCACACGTCGTCCGGACAGTAAACGTACAGCTTTCTGAAATCCTCAGGGTCTTCGTTCCATAGGATCACATCAGTCGGCTCGCCTTTCTTCGGCTTGCGCGGCTTGCACAGCCGCACCATCGCCGCGTGACCCTCGGCGTTCTTGCGGGCCTTGACCCGCAGCAGCGTGCTCGCGCCGTCCAGTGATCCCATCAGGGACATGATGTGCGACCGCGCCATCGTGCAGTCCATCTGATGCGGAGACAGCTTGCCCCACCCAAGGCGCGGTTCGCAAACGTAGGTCCAGATCATCAGCTCGAACATGGCGTTGTGTGCCACGATCGTCGCGCCTGCGGCCACGGCGTCGATCAGGTTTCGTGGCGGCGGGTCGCCCCGCCGCCACAGGGTCATGGAACCGTGGCCCCATTCATCCTCGATCAGATACGCCGCGCACAGAACCTCCGTCGTGGGATCCTGCGCGTAACGCGCGGATCCGCACTTCACCAGGTCGCATGCACTGCGCGTTTCGAAATCGAGATAAATCTTCATCCGAACATTCCGATCCCTTGGGGTGCACCTGCTTGACTTCTTGCTTCCGCGCCCACAGTGCACCTTGCATCCATTGCTGCGCGTCCTTGGTTCCAAGGTCGAACGGGCATACGGCAGCCGCGGTCCTTCGGCGCAAGTCTTCCACGCCTTTTCTGTAAGGGTTCACGTTATTACCCCCACCCGTCGCTGCCGCCGGCCGCAGCCGTGGACTGCATGATCTGGTTCGGGTCTTCGACCCCGAGCGCGACCGCCTCGCCGCCCTCGTCAGCCGACGCGCCGCCCCCGCCACCGAGGAAGTTGTCGTCGGCCAGCTTCCACAGGCCCTGCAACCCAAGAGCCACGCCGGGATTGGCCGACGTGGTGGACTTGAAGCAGACCAGCTTCGCCTCGACCCACGCGCCGCCGTACATTTCCTTTTCCAGTTCTTCGGGCAGGATCGGCACCCACCGCCCGGCAACCGCCTTGAAGCACGGGACCTGGTCCTTGATCGGCGAGTTCTTGCTGTACTTGTCCATGAACATGGACGGGTCGGTGACGCTCGGATACGCAGCGCGCGCCGTGCTCTTGCACAACTCGGCAAGCGGGCCGATGTTCGTGGTCGGGAACAGTCCGGCCGCCTGATACTTGCCTTCGGCGTTCGGGTCGCGAAGGTTCTTGGCTCGCTTCGCAAGGCTCGGGTACGACAGGCGCACCGCGCCGCTCAGCACGCCGCCACCTTCGGCGACGCGCATCGGTTTGCTGCGCAGCAGGAAGTTGATCTGCTCCAGCGTCAGGCGCGTATTCATGCGCGGGTCAATCGCGGTCAACATTTTCGATCTCCGATTTTCAGGGTTGCGGCAGCGCGACAGGCGCTCCGACCGTGGCAGTCATTGCAGCGGCGGGGTCCACGGCCTCCCCCTTCGCCGTCTCAGGGACCAGCTTCAATCCCGAAGATTTCTTCTCGACAAACGCGGCCATGGATTTCACGGCGGCCTTGTCGGACTTGATCAGCTTCTCCGCCTGCGCGACGGTCAGCAGCTTGCGCGGCGCGTACTCGTCCTCGTCGAGTATGGTGTTCTCGGCGAACCATCTCTTCGCCCCTTCGGCGTTCTCCCACGACCGGCGAGCCTGCTTCTCGATCAACTTCATGCCGGGGATCTTCGTGCCGCCCATCGCCATCGACAGGGCGGCGTCCTCGATGCCGTCGATGAACGCCTGCAGCACGGGCAGCAGCGCCAGCGTCTCGGCCAGTTTCTGCGGATCGCGGCATGAACCGGCAGGCGGTAACGTTACAGTTACGCTGTCGCCGTGCACCGGCCATATCTCGGTTGCGCGGACCGCTGTTCGCGGCAGCGCCGGGCAGTCCGGCGCGCCCGCGCACCACTGGCACCACGAACCCGGCGTCGGTTCTGGCTCGACCGCCAGCGCGTTCGCCCTTGCCTCGTCAATCTCACCGTCGAGCACCATCAGGTCCGCCGGCCCGTAGAGCATCGTGCGGATCGGCTCGGCACCGAACGCGCGTGGCTGGATCACAGTTGCCTCGATACGACGAACCGGGTGCTGCCAGTTGATCGTTGCGCACAAGGCGTAAAACCGAAGCTGCACCGCCGCCGCGTCAACCAGTTTATAGCCGTGCTTGTAGTCGATGACGCGCAGCGTCTCGGATGCCGGGTCGTAGATCACGCAATCCGCCGTGCCGCCCGTATCCTCGTGCAGCTTGAACTTCTGCTCGATCAGCACGATTGCATCCGGCTCATGCAGCAGCGGCAGGATGAAATCGACGGCCTTCTGCACCGCCTCGACATCCTCGGCGTCGTATTCGACGTGGCCCGGCAGCAGAGCCTGGCCCTCGAACTCCAACACGCTGTCCCGCCGCTCGCGCAGCGCCAGTTCCAGCAGGGCATGGGCATGGGTGCCGCGCATGGCGTGCTCGCTCGGCGGGCTTGGCGGCGCGGCGGCGCACAGCTTGACGGACGCCGCGCACCGCAACCAGCGGTGCGCGTTCGATCCGCCGAACGGAAGATGTTCCCGTTCGTCTGACATATCAGATCACCTTCTTGCCGGCGGCAAAAGCGTTCAGGTCGGCGAGCAGCCGCGCGCGCTGATCGGCGCGAACCGTGCGCAGACCGGCGGGCGAGCCGTCGTCCTTCTGGAACGTGGCCGCAATGTATTCCTTCACCCTGGCCTGCGCGCCGGCACCGAGCTTGTCGATGGCGCTGTTCGCCGCCGTCGACAGTTCCGCCTCAGTCGGCACGTAGTCAGAAGGGGCGCCTGCGGTAATGGCGGCAGGTGCGGGCTCCGGGGCTGCGGGGGTTTCCTTCTTCTCGGCCTTGGCCTTGGGCGGGGCCGACGGCGTAGGCACGGCGGCCGGGGCGGGAAAACCGTGCGTCCCGGCCAAGGCACTCAGTACCCGAGCAACGTCGTCCTTTTCCGTGTCGAGATTGATTTGAATGTGGATTTGCATGTCGATGTTTCTCCTGTGTTGATCGACGCATAAAATATTATACATACTGGCGGGTCGGTGTCAACCGTCGCCTTTGATGAGTGCGCCGATGCGCGCAAAGTTTTCCGGCGTTATGGCGCCGGCTTCGTCGATCCATACTCGGGTTAAAGTTGGGGTTTTTATCACTTTCGGCTGGCGACACAGCAGCGGATAATTGTGTCGGTGCCGCGCTCCCGCCGCGTAACTCGTGAACCGAGCGCCGCACGCGCAACCGTATGTCTCAGACCAGTGGCGTTTCATGCCATTGCCTCCTGTGTTGATCGACGCATAAAATATTATGCAGATTGGCGGGTTGGTGTCAACGCGATTTTCTAAATTCCAATAGCGCATCGGCAACTTTGAATGCCGCTCTCGCGATGTCATCGGACCTATGTCTCGACAAGAAATCCGTGTTCGACATAAGCCCGGCTACAGCCTGCCCCGCGAACCAATCGCGCAAGGACATGCCGGACACCGTGCCGTGGTGCCAAGTGTACCCGTCGCTACACACTTTCGAGTATTCTGCGTGTGTTGGAAACGCCTGTCCGCCATCTTTCACATTCATGTTACGCTCCTCCTTGCTCAAATTCGCGAACCGCGTCGAGCACAGCACCTGCCACACCCTGCGGTTCGCCCTCGTCGCCGCGCGTCATGGCGGCGGACAGCTCTGCGATCGTTGCGCCGTGTTGCAGCGCGATGCTGATCAGCGTGGCAGTGTCGCGGGCGGCAACGTCCATGGCAGTTGTCGGCTTGTTAGCCGAGATAAATACTTCCTTCGGAGTGCCGGCCTCGTCGAACCCGACCATCACGTCGTAGACCAAAACGGAAATATTGCCGGGGTGCGGCAGTGTAAACGTTAACCCCGGCCTGCGGTTCTTCAATCGTGACCTCACGCCATCGCCTCCTGTAGATTGTCCTTCGCGGTGATCGAGACGATCGTATTGGCCTTGCGGGTTACGATCGAGGCGACCGTTTGATCGAAGCTGTTTTGCAGCATCACGAAGCGCGCGAAGGTGGGGCGCTTCTGTCCCTTGCGGCGCACGCGGCGCACAGCCTGGATGTTATCGGCCGGCGTCCACGAGCTTTCCAGCATGTCGAGCCGGCAAGCCGCAGTCAACGTGATGCCGGTGCCTGCGGCGGTGATGTTCCCGACGAGGACCCGCACGCCGTCCTGTTCGTGCTGGAAGCTCTGCACCGCATCTGTGCGCGCCTTCTCGCTCGTGCCGCCGACAATCGCGGCGGTGCGGATACCAGCCTGCGTCAAATGGTCCGCGACAAGCTGGATCGCGCGGCGGTGGTGCGCCATCACGACCAGTTTGTCGATCGTGCCGGACTTGATCTCGTCCGTGATGAGCCGGGCGTAGCCGGGTGCCTTGGCCTCGGCAATCAGCGCGCGCAAGGTGGCGACATGGGTGCTGTCGTCGAACGACAGCGCACCTTCGGCCTCGACGGCCTGCACAATCCGCTGATCGAGCCCTGGATACTGCCGCAGGTAGTTCACGATTTCCTCGCGGGATCCGTCCACTGCCAGCGGGTCGATGCGGATCGGCGGTAACTGTTCGCCCACGTCGTCGAATGTCCGCATGATCGACATCGTGCGCAGCAGCGCCTGCAACTCGGGCAGCGCCTCCTTGCGCACCGTATTGGACACCGAAAATGTGCCGA